TATAATCTTTACCTTTTTTACATATTTGTCTGTTTCCTTAAAGGGTATATAATGAAGACTTTCACCATCCTTTGAATGTTCTGCATCTTTTAACCATTTCTGAACATTACCTCGTCCTCCATTATATGCAGCCAATACAAGATCCATATTACCATCGAATTCTTCTTTTAAATTATTTAAATACCAACATCCCATTTTTATATTAGTTTCTGGATCTTTTAAATCATTAATATTAAAATCCTTCATTCCCATTTTTTCCGCTACCCATTTTCCTGTCTCTGGAGTTATCTGCATAAGTCCCTGTGCATTTTTTTTAGAGGTAGCATCTTTTTTAAAATTACTTTCGGTTTTTATAACTGCTGCTACAAAGTAAGGATCTAATTTATGATCATTAGCATAAATATCTATATAATCTCTATATTTCATAGGGAAAATATATTTTGCTATAGTTGTTATATTTATCAATAAAATAAGTGTTAATGTTAAAATCAAAAGTCTTCTTAAAAACTTCACTTTTTTTTGCCCTAATATTAGAGCACTCCCCCTTTCTGTTTTGCTTTAATCATTACTTCCATAAAGATCTTATCTAATTCTCCCTTTGTATTTTCTATATCTTTAGAATTGTCTATTATATAATTTACAAACTTCTTTTTTTCTTCCATAGACATTTGAGAGTTTATTCTATTTATAACTTCACTTTTATTTAAGCCATCTCTTTTTACAACCCTATTTATTTGTGTATTTTTATCCACCCAAACTAATATATTTACATCCATATATTTATATAAACCTGTTCTATTAGTGTAGGCGCATCTAACACACAAATCGGCTCTTTATTTTTCTTTAATTCTTTCCATTCTTTCAAAGGTTTCTTTTGTTATATAAGGCATTATTATATTTTCATATTCTATTCTTTTATTTTTTATTTTTAAATATATAACTACCAAATTCTCTTCTTTTTAACTCACCATTATCATCCAAAAATTCTTTACCAAAAACTTCTTTTACCTTTATCAAGATTTCAGGATATAAGTTTAATACCTTTCTGCTTATTTTGTCCGCATCTATTACCGGTATATTTTTTTCTTTTTATCATTTCTGATATAGTACTTTTGCCAGCACCTATACCACCTGTAAGCCCAATTTTAAAAATACCTTCTAAGCAATCCATAAAACAACTCCCTACTTTGCTTCATACCAATTGTTACCTATGTTTATGTCCACGTCTAGTCCAACCTTTAATTCTAAAACCTGCTCCATTTCTTTTTTACTAAAGCTTTAACTTTTTCTAATTCATCTTTATAAACATTTAATATTAATTCATCATGTACTTGTAATATTATACTACTTTTAAAATTATCTTCTTTTAATTTTCTATGAACATTTACCATAGCTAATTTTATTATATCTGCCGCACTTCCTTGTATTGGACTGTTCATAGCTAATCTTTCCCCTGCAGCTTTAACTATTTTATTTGAAGATTTAACCTCTTTTATATATCTTCTTCTATTTAATATTGTAGTTACATAACCCTTTTGGATAGCCTCTTCTACTATATTTTCTAAATAAAGTTTTACATTAGGATATCTCTCCAAATAAGCATCTATATACTGCTTTGCCTCTTTTCTAGTTATATTTAAATCTTGAGATAGACTAAAATCTCCTATACCATAAACTATACCAAAATTAACAGCTTTAGCATTACTCCTCATAAGAGGGTTACTTCATCTATTGGAACTTTAAACACTTCTGATGCAGTTTTAGTATGAATATCATCATGTTCATTAAAAGCACTTATCATATTTTTATCATTAGATATATGTGCCAATACTCTTAATTCTATTTGTGAATAATCCGCTGAAAGTATTACAGAATCCTCTGTATTTGGAATAAATACCTTTCTTATTTCTCTTCCCATTTCATATTTTATAGGTATGTTTTGAAGATTAGGCTCTGTACTAGATAATCTTCCTGTAGCTGTAACAGTTTGATTAAAATTTGAATGTATTTTCCCATCTTCATCTATAGAAGCTTTTAATCCTTCTATATAAGTAGAGTATATTTTTGTTAACTGTCTATAATAAGTTATCTTATCTATTATTGGATGCTTATCTCTTAATTTATCCAGTACCTCTGCATTAGTAGAATATCCTGTCTTAGTTTTCTTTATAACAGGTAAATCTAATTTTTCAAAGAGTATTTTCCCTAACTGTTTAGGAGAATTTATATTAAATTCTTCCTCAGACATTGAATATATTTCTGACTGAGTGCTTTCTATTTCCCCTTTAAATTTTTTCTCTAGCTGTAAAAGTATATTTTTATCAACTTTAAACCCTTCTGTCTCCATAGCTGATAATGTCTCTGTAAGAGGTTGTTCTACCGTATATAACAACTCTTCTATATTTTGCTTTTTTATTTTTTCTTCCAATACTTTGTATAATTTAGGCATTATATTAACTTCTTTTATTTTTAAATCTTCATCTTCTCTATTTATATTTTTAAATAAATATTCTGAAGCTAAACTAGATATTTCATATTCTTTCCTAACTGGATCTATTAGATATGCAGCTAAATTTATATCAAAATTTATACCATTAAAATCTATTCCTAGTTTTCTAAGCACAGTCCTTGGATTCTTGGAATCATAGGTAATTTTTTTAATTTCTTTACTTTCAAATATATCTTTACATACTTTTATAAAATCTTCTTTAGTATCCTTTAGCAGAGTTTCAAAGTCTATTCTATAAACTTCATCTTTAAAACTAACATATAATATTTTTATTCTAGATTTAGAAAATAAAACTATATCCTCTAATTCAAAATATAGATATAATTTATTTTCTTTATATTCTATTATATTATCTTTTAAACCTTTAAATTCTTCTATAGAAACTATATTTTTATAAGAAATTTCCTCTTCTATAGTTTCTTCCTCATTACTTTTACCTATTTTATTTATTAAAGATTAAATTCTAATCTTTTAAACATTTCTCTAACTTTGTTTATATCATATTCTTCCTTTGATTTTATCTCTTCTAACTTATTTCAATAGGTACGTTACACATAATAGTAGCTAGTTTTTTGCTAAATATAGCCTGTTCTCTATATTCATGTAAATTTTCTTTTAATTTCTTTCCTCTTATGTTTTCTATATTTTCAAGTACCTTTTCTATACTTTTATATTCCTTTATAAGCTTGAAGGCAGTTTTTTCTCCTATTCCAGGTACTCCAGGTATATTGTCAGAGGTATCTCCCATAAGACCTTTTACATCTATAAATTCTTTAGGTGTAACTCCAAATTCCTCTATCATTCTATTTTTATCGTAAATTTCTTTTTCTGTAATACCTTTTTTAGTTATAACTACTTTTACATTATCTGTAGCCAATTGTAGGGCATCTTTATCTCCTGTAACTATGTAAACTTCTATTCCTTTTTCCTCTGCAAATACAGACAAAGTTCCTATTAAATCGTCTGCTTCAAATCCATCAATTTCAAATATATTTATAGCCAATGCGGATAAAGATCTTTTACTATCGGAAATTGCTGTGCAAGTTCCTCTGGCATTTTTTTCTACCTGCCTTATAGTCCTTATATTCTTCATGTCTAAAGGTAGGTGCCTTTCTATCAAAAGCTGCTACTATATAATCTGGTTTTATCTCTTCCTTCATTTTTAAAAGCATATTAACAAAACCATATATAGCATTAGTATGAATTCCCTCTCCAGTCATAAGATCAGGTAATGCATAAAAAGCTCTATTTAATAAACTATTGCTATCTAATATTAATAATCTTTCTTTATTCATAAATGAACCTCCAAATTTTACATTTCTCTCATATATTTTTTTAACATATTGAAATCATCACAGGGATATGTATTCAAAACTTCTTTTAATATTTCAAAGGCACACACATTTTCCAAGACTATAGAAGCTGGCACAACACCACAAACATCAGATCTTTCATATCTGTTTTCTACATTTGTTTTTTCTTTTAAATTAATGGTTTTTATAGGTTTTTTTATAGATGGTATTGGTTTCATATAAGCCTTTATTACTATATCCTCACCATTAGATACTCCAGCTTCAATTCCTCCAGCGTTATTGCTTTTTCTTTTTATATTATCTTCATCATAATATATTTCATCATTAAAAGTACTTCCTCTTTTACTTAAATCTAGGCCTTCTCCAAACTCTATTGCCTTTATTCCCTGAACAGAAATAATAGAATAGCTTAAAAGGGCATCGAGTTTTCTGTCCCATTGAGTATAACTTCCTATACCTACTGGCATACCTTTTACGGATATATATATACTTCCACCAATAGTATCCCCTTCTTTTTTACAGTTATCTATTTCATCCATCATATTTTTTTCTGCTTTTTTATTGTAACATCTTAAAGGACTATCTTCTATTTCTCTATATACATCATTATCATATATATCTACATTTTCATCAAATATTTCTCCTATACTTTGGATTTTACTTCTTATATCTATACCTAATAATTTCAATATATATTTACACATAGCACCTACAGCTGTTCTAATAGCTGTTTCTCTAGCTGAGGTTCTCTCTATTACATTTCTTATATCTCCTGTATTATATTTAATGTGTCCAACTAAATCTCCATGACCTGGTCTAGGAACAAAAATTTTATCTTTATATTCTACTTCTTTATCTATAAGTTCTTTCCAATTATCATAGTCTTTATTATAAATAATTAAAGTTATAGGATTCCCTGTGGTCTTATTAGCTCTGATACCAGACCATATTTCTACTTTATCCTTTTCTATTGCCATTCTTTTTCCTCTACCATAGCCAATCTGTCTTCTTTTTAATTCCTTATTTATAAAATCTATATCTATATGAATATTTGATGGTATACCTTCTATTATAGCCGTTAATGCCCTTCCATGAGATTCTCCTGCATCTAAAAATCTAAGCATATTATCACTTCCCCTATAATTTAAACTATAACTATTATACACTAAATTAATAATGTATTTTAGTGATACTAAAAAGATTATTTTAAAGAATAATCTTTTTAGCATTTAATATGGAACTTTGATACAAGATACTAATTTAGTTAGTATCTTATATATTTAGAATATATATACCCACCATGTGCAGGATAATATACATGCATCCATTTCCCTTCCTTGCGATATAATTGTACTTTAACGCCATTGGGAAGAGTTCCTAATATTCTACTAGATGTAGATTTCTTTTCCCTAACATTTACACCACTTGGAGTACATATAGTACCTATTTTCCCATCTAGATTTATCCACCCCGTATTTGTATTCTCTTCAACTGGCTTAGATGACACATTTGAAGATACTCCTAATACTCCATTTACTATTGCTTTAGCAATTCCATTCATTCCATATTTATTAAGTATAGCCACATCATGAGAACTGTCTATAAAACATACCTCTATATAAATTGTTTTAGCCTTAGTTCTTTTGGTTAATGCTAAAGGCTGATCTTTAATACCCCTATTTCTAAAGCCTAGTTTATCTAATTGTTTTAATATTCTATCTGCCTCTATTAAATACTTACCATTATAAGTATATATCTCTGATCCATATCCACCTACCGTAGTATTAAAATGTATACAAATATTTAAATCTCCATTTACTGAATTACATAAAGCTACTTGTTTATTTAAACTTTCTTGTAATGTGGATGCATAATCAACTCTACATATACTAGTACTATGGCCTCTACCTCTTAGTTCTTTATCTATTTCATTTACCAATTGTCTTGTTAAGACTTCTTCTTTTAATCCATTTATTCCTCTAGTTCCTACATCTCCACCACTTAATGTATGTCCTGGATTTAAATTAAATAACATATTAAAATTACCTCCTATATTTTCTTATTATATTTTTAAACTAAATAATAATAATACTTTCTATAATCATTTGTATAAATGAATTTAAGCTGAAAAATCATCATCAAAATTTATAAATAATATTTTTCATAATAAAAAGAGCAGGTTTTACTCCTGCTCCTTACTTTCCTTAACTGCTTGTCTAGCCGAACTTTGACCAAAATAAAATCCTATTATTAAAGTAAATACAGAAAGAAATTCTGTACTTGATAAGCTCCCCTTAATACTTAAATAACAAAATACTATAGTAGTTAACAATGCTATAATCTTTTTTATTTGTAAAAACTTTTGTAAAAACTCCAATGTACTCCACTTCACTTTCTATTTGAAAATCCCATACTGAACTGCATAAAAAAAGAAGCTTAATAAGGCTCCTACTGATAATCCTATATACCACTTTAAAACAGATACAAGTTGTTTTAATTGATCACAAAGGTTCTCAATTTTAGTATCTATCTTTGATTGATTTTGTTCTATCTTATCAATTCTTTTCCCATGATCATTAAGTCTAATATCATGTACATTAATTTTTTCTTCTAGTCTTTTATGTTTTTCTTCGCAAACTTTTAACTCCACATTATACCTCCATTAAATAAAACACATCTTTTGTATATACTTTTAATCTATAGTCTTTCTTATATTACAAAAAATTAGAGCAATAGAAATAATATCTCTGCTCTAATTTTTTACAATAAAAAAAGACCTATTATTATGGTCATCTTATTTATCTTTATTTACTTTTACACATTGTTAACTTAAATTTATCATCACATAAATCTAGTATTCTATAATCATTACAATTATATTTGATAGATTTATTATTTTCATCTATATCAACTAATTCAATATTATCTATAACTTCATTAATATCTAATTCAGAATCAGTCTTCCATATTCCATTTTCATCTTTAGACATAGGAAACTCTTTATTATTTAAATTTTGGGTTATTATATTTACATCATCTGCACCATATTTATTGTACCAATTTTCTAATTGAATATTATCTGTAGGTTGTCCAAGATTAATAAAATTTGATTTAGTTGAATAATAATTGTTATGTTGATTAATTAAATATTTGGATATATTATTATAAATAAGGAGTCCATTTTCTCCAACTATATATATGTTTTTATTATATGCTTTTATTCTATACAGATTATTAGTGAATTCACTATTTATCATTTCCCATATAACTCCATCATTACTTTTTAGAATTACCCCATTTTCCCCTATAGCATAAAAGGACTCCTTAAAATAAGTAACAGACATTAAATTGTATGTAACATTACTATTTCTTTTTATCCATGAAATTCCATCTGTAGATGTTGCAATATATCCATTACTTCCAACTGCAACAGTAATAGATTCTTCTTTATTTTTACAAATTCCATACATACTAACACTTGCATGTCTATTAACAAAATCATTGATTCCTGTATTTGACGTTCTTATTCCTCCATTTACATTATATTGAGGCTCTCCAGTACCAACAAGAATAAAAACATTTTTAAATTTGATAACGTCATTCCCAATTGCTCCAACATTACCAAAGTTTATTTGATTAGACCATGTTACAGCATTATCATTAGAATAAATACACCCTCTTTCCCAAGGATATGTGCTATGTCGCCAATATACTATAAATCTTGAATTAACATTATCAAATATTATACTTTTCACACTTTTGCCATATGATGTATCATAATCAATTTGCTTTGTCCAATTAATTCCATCATCAGATATTAGAATTGCCATATTTTCACCTACAGCTACAAACTTCTGAGGATTGCCATCATATATTACATAATATAAATTCTTATTATCTATGCTTGCTGGGTTTACTCGCTCTACCCAGTGCATTAAATCTGTAGATGTTGCAATATATCCATTGTTCCCTACTACAACATTTATACCATTACCATACGCTATGCATTGTAATGTTTTATTTGTTATGTTTTTTAATGTTAAAGACACCTTTATCACTTCCAATCTATTTTTAAAATTATTTTATTTAAAATGAATATTTTATATCGTTCTCATTATTATTCTTTCATTAACACTTCAAATTTAGCATTATTGATTTCTTTAACTTTATCTGATATTTTATAATTATTGCAGCCATATTCAATATATTTTTTATCATCTTCTTCTATAAGATTTATACTGTCTTTTATATCATTTAGATTAATATCAAAAGACTTATAATAATCATTTTCTAGCTTTGTAGGTATTTTTTTACTATTTAGTTCTTTAGTGAGTATAGATATATCATTATAACCATATTCATCTATTATATTGTTGAGCTCTTCGCTATTATCTATCTTTCCTAAATCTATATAATTATCATTTATTGAGTAATAGTTACTATTTTGTTTTATTAAATATTTATTAGAAATCATCTCCATCATTTCTAATTCTCCAATTCCACCATATGTTGTAGATTGAGAATAATAGCTATTCATAATTAAAATTTTATAATAATTATATTTAACAGAGTTTTTAAATGTATATGATGCCTTTGTAGTATTAAATTCTCCAAAAGGATGTAATCCAGTATATAAATCAACATAAGTATCATCATCATTACTTCCTTGTATTTTAAAATTTTTTATACTTACAGATGCATTTACACCATTTCTAATTGTTATTTTAGATACACATCTTGCTTTATCTTTAAAAAATATTTTTAGCCAGTGTCCACCTATTGGTTGTGACTGATTTTCAAAATTCCATCCAGTATTTACAGTATTATCAAAAGCTAAAAAACCATAGTTTCTAAATCCATTATTACCTATATAATAAGCTGAACATGAAATTTTCACTTCATCATTTTCATCACTTGTCATTACTGGAATGATATTATTAGCATACTTTTTTGATGATGATATACTAGGGTCATAAGGTTTTAATTCTCCATTTTCATCTATATCTATAGAATCAAATACTATACCATATTTTGAAGCATTACTATTATTACTATACATTTGCACATAATGCTCTTTATTTGTTAAATTTAACAATTCAAAATTTAAACAACCTTGTGTTAATGTTGAGGTATTTTGAGAAAAATTATATTCTATATTATCTATATTTATAAAGCAATTTTCAGCACCTGTTGTATTTTTCAAACCCATTATTCTTATTTTAGAACCTATAAAGTTAAAACTTATTGTATGACTATTTTTACTAGAGGCTATTCCTATATCTATATAGGTGTCTGTTCCTAAATAATATTGAGTAGATGAATAAGAACCTTTGACCCAATTCCCAACATAACTAATATTTTCATTTCTATCATCATATCTTTTCCATCCACTTTCCGGTTGTAATAATTGTTCTCCTATTGTAGCCATCCTATATCACCTCCTACACTTCCTTAAATAATATATTACAAATATCACTATTTTTCTTTAATTTATCTATTGGTCTAAAGGGAATTATCTCTGTTTCTAAACTGACATCAGTTTTACTCATATCATCTGTCCACATTAAAAGTTTAAGATTAGACTTATCTGGAAAAGCAATGTTCCATTGTCCTTCTGTAATTACTGTCGTATTTGTAAAACCATTATTTATAAAATTATTCTGATCAATAAACTGTGAGTCAGAAAGTAAAATTTCTTTTCCATTAAATGAATATATTTGGTTATTGCAATATATAAGATATTTAATATTTTTTGTTTTAAACAAATTAAATTGTTGTATTGTAAAATTACCACCACCATGTGCACCACTTATATTAATTTTATTTTATTTTTTTAATATTATTCAAAATAGTTACTTTTCCATTATAATTTGTGGTATCTGAAAATGTTGTTCCATCAAAAAAAATAAACTGTAATTTTTGCATTATTTAAAACTTTTGTTTGTAATTTATAATAAACGTCCTCTACTATATTAAATATGAAGCCACCATTACCCATACCATTTGTCCACGGTAATGACACTTTATTAGACCACATATCATTGGTAACTTCAAATTCTTTAGGTATTGGTTGTGAGTTTATTTTTTTTATAAAATTATTTAACTCAATTTCAAAATACTTTCCACTACCTAAACTCCCTTATCAATTCCATTAACAACTTGAGTATCTATAGTTTGGGTTAATAAATCTAAGTCATATATACCGTAAGTTTCAAAATCAGCTTGAGTTAATATCTCTTTTCCTTCTAATTCTGTAATAGGCTCATAATTGTCATTTTTATAAAATTCAGATTTAATCGTATAATATTGGTTATTTTGCTTGATTAAGTATTTATTATAGCCGTAAGGTGTCGTTGGTGGAGTGAAGTTACTTGTCCATCTAGCGATACCTTTAGATATTCTAACTTCATCCATATATCCTTTAAATTTATGTTTATCTATTAATCCACCTATATGAGAATCATTTCCATTGGTAGCTATTGATAAAGATGAATCTCCAATAGAAGTGATCACTCCGTTGACAGCAATGCTAAAATTGTTTCCATTTCTAATTAATGCAACATGATACCATTGATTTGCAATCATACTAACAGGTATAGAAAGATTGCTTATAATATTCCAAGATGTATTATCAGAAGTTGCAGAGACACCTAAACCACCACTTGAATTAACCATAAAACTAATACTACCATAGTTAGCATTACCATTTCTTTTATCGTATAACATATAATAAGTATTACTAAGTGGCAAACTATCCATTCTAATCCACATATCTATGGTAAAACTATCATTCCTGAACTCGAAATCGGCATTATTAGTAATAGTTAAATTACTATTACTATTAAAATATGCGCTTCCATCTCCAAACTTTTTATTATTTGTATCAAATATTACACCATTATTAGATATGACATGTCTCATTTTATCATTAAAACTGTTATCATCCATATGCAATAATAATTTAGTATATTGATCTATTCCAGTCATATATAACACTTCCAATCTATTTAAAATCTATCATTTATCATAATTTCTAATATAAAAACTGAGTGACCCAAAATAGCACTCAGTTAATAATTAATTTTAATATCTCCACTAAATTTACATTCTACTTGTAGTAATGTATTACTAGCGTAAATAACTTCATACAAGTCTTCTTTAACTTGTTTCCACCTTCCAACACCATCATATTGCAAATCTAGTTTATCTATCCCTTCCATATCTGTTATACCATTCATGCTGAATAAATAAGCAAATCTTATCTTTTTAGTAGTAACTAATTCATTCCAAAACACATCATTAATAGCATTAAAAGTAGTAATATTCATCCCATTTTTCCTTACATCATCTATAGTTAAATTAACATTTACCCATTTTTCTCCACTAAATGTTTTCCATGTGTTACCGCTATCTACACTACAAACTATTCTTATATTGTTACCGTTAGCAGTTAGTTTAAAATAATCTATATGATCTACATTGCTTAAATTCATATCACCTTTTGGAATAAGTAAACGATCAAATGGAATAGCCTTTGTCTTTAATTTTTGAATGACTCCATCTTCAAAGGTTTCAAAACTTTCTATTTTTTAAATTAATGTTTTATCTACATTAACACTATATTCAGTAAAACTTTCTGTATCTTTAATAACTTCAAAATCACTTATATGATTTGTTTCTAAATGTGCTTTACCATCAAAGGTCATCATTCTATCGTCATTAAAATCATTACTTTCATCATTAGTAAATTCATTTTTAACTGCTATTAAATCCTGTGTATTTTCTGTATCATATCTCAAAACATTCACACGAGGCACTTTAAAATCTACTGTGTTAACAGGGATGTTAACGATTCTAGGTGTTTCAGCACTTCCCACTATACCCATTTTCGATATTTGTTTCATCCCTGCGCCAACTATTTCTCCTGCATCTACCCCATCAATAGTTGTAAACTTTCCTGTTTCCTCTGAATAGGCTACTAATTGTTTATTTTTCTTATTAGTAACATCTACATCCTCTAACTCCTCAAATTTTGTAATTCTTTTATCTATTATTTCCTTTTGTATTTTCTCACTTGACCATCCAGTTCTATTAGAAATTACACTATCATCTAAAATTATATCCTTGTCCAAGGTTACATTAAAAAATTCACTCATTAACCCATCTCCTATTTGTTAATTTAATAGATATGCTATTTATACAAATCACAATTTAATATTTTTATTAGCATATTTATTTAAAACTCTTTCTCTAGGTATTCTCTTAAAAGGTACTATATAAAATCTTTAGTATTTATTCCTTTTCTTACTCTTGTTATAGTACCTTTTTGGGGTATCATATAATTAATAATGGATCCTTTTCTCTTTCTTAATATAACACCATCTTGTGGCATTATATAGTCATTAATGTGACCATTATTTGAGGTAGTATCTCTTTTAGCTGATATTATTATTAAATTGGGTTGTATATACCCATAATATACTTCCATTAGCTTCTACCTCCTTAAATCTTTATCGCGATACAACTAACATTTGATAAAGAATTATAATAGTATATATTTCCCTCTCCTATATTGCTAGCAGTATTAAGTAAATACTGAGAAAGATTGAATACTTTATAATCATCTCCATTTATTTTAACTATATCACCATTAACTATATTAGTATTTGGCAAACCATATATTCCGTCAAAAATGCCCAAAAATCCAGTATTTGGCACATTATTATTTAAATTATCTGCCATTAAATAAATTGGATTTAATAAATATATCCCCATAGGTGTTGGATTTACACTATTGAGTTGGCAAAAAGTATTAGAAAATTTGTTGTACTGGCTTCCAGTCCCCGTTGCACCAGGAGCTTTATGCCAATATGCCATTTTTCCAGGAGCTCCACCTAGATTAGAAGCAGCTATAAATTGATTGGTATATTCCTTTCCTTCCAAATTAGTATTTATATCTGGATATCCAATATATATACAATTAGGATATGTTATCATTGAAACAGTATGAAGCTCAATTATTATTAGTATTCTATAGTCAAGTATATCTATATAGTAATCATATAGCGTATCCGGATTATGATTTTGTATATTGCTTGGAGTAAAAAGAACTTTATTCACTATTCCCATTTGTGTAAAAGTTCCATTTTCTCCTTCAGTATTACTAGGAATATAGTTATCGCTTAACCATATATATAAATGATTTCCTGATATTTTAGGATCGCTTAAATCTGGACTTTTTAGTCTCATAAATACATTTTCTTTTTTATAACCTATTTTAGGACTTTTAAAAACCCATCCATCATTACCATTAACTATATAATCATTTGTTTTATTGCTTGAAATTTCAGTCCAATTTGAACCTGGGGATAAAATTGCTTTATATATCTCTGTCATTAAATCTTTTTTTGCACAAGTTCCTTTTACTAACATTAAAAATCATCCTCTCTTTATAAAATTCAATTTAATCATTTGAATTAATCTCTAAGCCTAAAATTTTTATATTTAAAATTACTGGAGAATTTTGATTTGAATTTATCATTTGTGTATGAAGTTTATTCTCTTTGTTTTCTTTTTCATCCTTGTCTTGGTAGGGAATAAATACACTATCTGTGTAATGAGAAACTCTATTTGTGTCATACAATAAAAATCCATTTATAGACTTATCAAAAATCTTAAATTTAAAATAGCTGCCATCAGCTATATCTAAATAAAGTGTAGTTATTATAAAAGAATTTTCTCCTAAATCATAATCTTTATCTATAATTCCACCAGGCTCTATATTTACGACATCATTTATCTCCATATACTTCAAACCTGAACCATCACCTCTTTGTGAACTATTAGTATAGTTTAAAATTTGCTCCATAATTTGTTCACTACTCCAAGTTGTAATTCTTGAGATTTTACTATCATCAATAACTACATCTTTAGATAAAGTAACATTAAAAAATTCACTCATATAGTCACCCCTATTCATTGATAACTAAGTGAAAATCCCTAACTGCAAAATTATGATTTTCTGCATTTTTAGTTATTTTTACATGTATATCTTTACTTTCACTCTTTTTTATATTATCTATAATTAGATAATCTGTATAATTTACACCATCAATAGACAACTGAATTAGATCATTACTCGGTGTCTCTGTCCCTATTTTAATATTTATATAATCCTTATCCCCTATATTTTTAATTGTTATTAATTCTTCTAGATCCTGTAGCATAGCTGGGTTAATATTAGTTACAACATTTCCATGATAAATTATTTCAAAATTATATGGACTAAATACCCAAATATCACCGTATTGTACACGGAAAGCATTACTTGTATATATTACTTTTCCATCCGTATCTTTAAATATAAAATATCCTTCTGTGTTACCATCTACAAAAATTTTACATTCCATATCTGAATTAAATAATCTAGACTTAATTAATTTGTTATCTAAATCATATAATTCGCACAAAGTATTTTCTGGGAAATTCTGAATAGTTACATAAGGGTTAGAATAAACTTTATAGTTGTTTAATATAAAGTCTTCATCACTATACTTCATGAAGCCTTGCTTTGTAAGTGGCTCTATAAATTCCATACCACCTATATTTATATAACTTTGACCATCATTACTTGAATAAGCTTGTATATAATTGTCTTTCTTAAGTATTTTCCAATATCTATTTTGTTCATTTTGATTTTAAATCCTTAACACCAAAAATATAATCACTATTACCTAAATAAAGCATAGAATAATCCATATCTTTCATATCACTGAAATTTTCTTTTTCAACTTCAACAACAAACTCTTTATAATCAAATTTTCTTTCCATTTTATTATTACTTATTAATTTTAATTTACCTGTTTTAATGTCTCTAGTTATATTACTTTCTCCTGCAAAATCAGAAAAAGAAGAAGCCAAGAAAAAATTCTCAGCTTCTAATAATCCATTTTTAACTTGTATAAGTTTCATTAAGATCACCTCTAAACTCTAGGCTGCATTATATAATCATATGGTACAAACTCAACTATTTGTATATCTTTAGTTCCTATACCATTTGCCAATAATGTATGTGCTTCTTCTAATGCATCTTCATAACAATTAGTAGCATAAGATGTCAATTCTGCTCCATTTTGATCTGTTTCATGTCCATATGGTAATTGGGCTAAAGTTTTATTTTTTAAAACACCCCACATCTTTTGTCTAGTTTTTTTAAAATCTATTGTGCTTGTTAACATACTATCTACCTCCCCAATATATTTTTCTTTTCAAAGTTTTGTACTTCTATCATGTAATTTCTTTTACCCTTCAGTTTATCTAAATCTCTCATAATATCACCATTAGTTGCTACTTTATTAAATTTTCTTTCAATATCCATAGCTTTTGGATTATACCAAATTGGAACTAAATTAAAATAATGCTGTTTCATATAATCTATTAAATTAGCTATGAGTAATCCTATGGCTTGTAATCCATCTCCAATATTACAGAAATATACCTTTTCAGCTTCCCATCTAATCCATCTGTATGCCCTAATATAATCTATATTTGGACTTGATGTATCTAAAGTATACCAATCATAAATCAATTCCATTATAAATTGGATAGATTCTTTACCTGTACAACTTAACCAAGATTGTGTATTTTTATGCCATATCATTATTAAAATATTTGTTAAATCTAATATTATTTCAATACTAATTGTCATAGGCGGAATGTTATAATCCACTCCCCAATCTTTACCCCATTCGATAGGATGATTATTAAATCTTAGATATTCATAATCTAAATTATTTAATAGATCATTATTATATATATAATCTTTATTAGGAACAATTATCTTATCTGTTGGATTTGTAGGTTTTAACCACCACCATCTTTTGGTTATTTCAATAAACTTATTTTTATTAGGTGTATATATTTGTCTTATAGCTTCATTATTTAAATATTTATTACTTTGTCTATAAATTTGCCATATACTTAAATTTAATAGATCTATTTCTATCTGCTTATAAATATTAATTACAGGGCTATTACCTAAATATTTTTCATTATGTTTAAATATATTAGTTGTATATTCTCTATCTAAATATCTATTATTATATTTAAATATATCTCTTATAGCCTGTCTATCTAATACCTGTTGATACTTTTATCTATAAATTTAAATACATCTTTATAAAAATATTCTTTATTATGGTCTTTGCAGATTTCTTTATGTGCTATTTTATTTTAATGCATTTTTAATTTCTATATTTTTCTATATCCTTTAGAGCTATATTATACATTAACATGGTTTTATAATTTCTATCTATATCTTTTAAATCTAATATTTTTAAATTGTTTATACTTGTATCTATATCTATTCCAATTATAATATCTTTGTTTAACATTGTTTTATTACTCATTTTAGCTGCTTCTTTTAAATTACACTTATCTATAAATCTATAATTGTTTTTATTTATATTTTTTAGTTCTATATTTTTTAACAAACTTAAACTTATCCATATATATACTCTTACAATAACTCTTATTAAAATAGTATCTAACATTTTTTTCTATATTTATATACTTCTCTAGTTTTAAATTATTTAAAGATTTATCTTTGAATATTTCTTTTTCTACTATCAATCTGCATATATACTTTTGGATTTATTCAGTTGTAGATTTTCTCTATCTATAGATAAATTTATTAAATTATCAGCTTTATTTAGCTGCAACATTTCTCTTTCCAATAACTTATTGTTATAACATATAGATATATCTGTATTTTTTCTTATATCAAGTTCCTTACTTGTTTTTCTATTTATATCTATATCCTTTATTTTATCTAAAGATATAGCATTGTTCTTATTTATTTCTTTTATTTTTTAATTTTAACTCTTTTTCAAATTCTTTTTTTATATCAGTAATTTCCTTGGATATATATTTATTCTTTTCTTTCTCTATATTATCTTTAGGTTCCTTATAAAATAATTTATCTCCTTTAATTTTATCTATTTCACCCATTGTTTCTTTGTAAAATAATTTTTCTGTAGTTTTTGCTACTTTTTCTGTAGTATCATATATAAAAGTTCCACTAGAAAAAGTAGTATCCCTACATATTTAAAACTACATAGGGGTATTTTATGTAGGGGCATTTATACCACCTCTCTTATTTAGTTGTTTTATAACATCTAATAGCAATGCAATAATTTATATTAGCACTATTATTTAAGAAACAATATGGCGCAGTAATTTTAAATTTCTTATAATATTCTTCCTCTTCTGTATCTTTCTTATATGCTAATCTGTCAGTATCATTTATTGCACTAGCATCACCTACAAGTACATTAATCATTTTACCTCTTTCCATATCAACTGGATGTACAAGTGTTATATCTGAGAATTGATGTTTTTTATGGTTATATCTACTACCTTCTACATTACATTTATCCATAAAAGGATTAGTAGCATAAAAAGCTGGATAATGTGGTTGATATGGCATACCTATTTTATTAGCTATCATACAAACATCTGTTACTCCTGTTGCAGTTCTTTCTCCATAAACCTTTGAATAATTTGGTTCTATATCAGAAGATACAGTTATACCAAAATTATATTTATCATCTGTATAAGCTGAATCCTCTACTGGTTTTAAAGCTCCAATATAAGCATAAGATGTAAGATAGTTTTCATAAGGATGAACATCTGCAGATGGATCTCCACGTAATACTAAATTTATACTATCTTTAGTTACATTTATCCAATATTGAACTGGTAAAAAATCTTTTATTTCTGGCTGTAATTTTCTATACCATGCTAATCTATAATTATATTCAGCTTGTATATTCTTAGATATAGTTAAATCTGTTCTATCTGCATTTAATTTATCAGATATTTGTAACTTTATATTATTTATAGAATTACTTTTAGCCTTAGCACTAACATAAGCATCATAATCACCACTTTTACTCCATCGATCAGAAACTCCAGCCATCATTTCTAATACTTGCGCATCTGTTCTACTAAAACTATCCCCATTGTGATTATAATAAGTATGCAACTTGTTAAAGTCAATTAATGCCTTTTTTTCTTCTTTTGTTAAGTCCGCTTCTTCTCTATCTATTTTTACATAAAACTCTTTTCCATAGGTTGTTGTTGCTTTTATAATGCACTTATCATCTTGTGATCCTACTGTAAATACAGTATCTACTTTATCTGTCTTAGAGTTATCTGTTATAAGATTTATTTTAGTCCCTTCTCCTGATGATCCTATTTTATTTATACTATCTGGATAAACTAAATCCCATTTATATATACCTGAATTTTGTGTTATTTCAGTTACTAATGTTTTTACTAAGTCTTTTACACTTGAATTACCTTCAACAAAATAAAAATTATCTGTAGCCATTTTATCTACCTCCTGTTATCAATTATTTATTTAAATTTGTTATTTTTAAAGTATTTAAGTCCATTGTAAATATATCTTTTAAATCTCTATTTGTATCTAAATTCACACTAAATTTTTTAAGCAATTTATTACCGTAAGGTCTATATTGATATATTTCCAAAGTTACAGGCTCTTTTAGTTCTACTCCATTAAAATTCTTTATGCTTATAAGAAGCTTTTTATTTTTGTACCCTTTAACACTTATTATTTCAGGATTTTTGTTTGTTTTATGTTCTGTATAATCAAAATTAAGATAAAATCCATCATAGGATCTCTTACCATACCAAACTTTTTTACCATCTATCTCGCCATGCAAATCTATATCTGCATCTGTATTTTCTTCCCAATTCATTACTACCGCTATATCCCATTCATTATCTATATCCTCTATGCCTGGTGGTGTCTCTACTGTAATACTAGAATCTTCTCCATCTATATACTCTAAATCCACCATTGTTTGTCTACTATTACCGCTTAAATTATGGAAAATAAAAGAAATAGGCGTATTAGCATTTACTTTATAGAATGTGTTAAAGTATTTATGTTCTCCTATTTCCTTAGTTGTTGCAATATCTATTATTTTGATTTTATTAATTTCTAAGCTATATTTATCTTCCTTTTTCCAGCCCGTTTGATTAAAATGCAATCCTGTAATATATACATCTTTATCAAATCTAAATTGTCCAGTATAATCATTTTGTATTGCTGGGATATCTAATAATATACCTTTCACTTTTTGAATGCCTTCAATTTTCCTATATATAAAAGCATCAATTTTTTCTTTAGCCCTTCATATTGTACACTTGGTAATAAATCTTTTAACTGTTGTAGTAAATCTTGTATATTGTTGGTATTTATCTCTGGATAATTAGTTCTTATATTATCGTCTATGAGACTTAATAAATGATTTTTTAAATCCTCTGTAAGTTCTTCAAAATTAATTATATATTTAGGTAAGCTCAAATTAAGCACCTTCTTTATATTCAAAGATTGAACTTGTATCATTTCTTGGATAAACTTGAGCTGTTTGCGTTATCTTTAGATAAGGATTTTTAATATTAAATTCATCATAAAAATGTAATACACTTTGATATAATTCCTCCAAAGTTACAATTCTATTTTTATCTTTATCAGATTTCTTAGTTTTAATGCTTTGTGTTAGTGCCCAAGTAAAGGCTCCTGAAGGATTAGGATTTCCATTATATCCAGCGCTCAAGTCACCGGATGTTTCCGAACCTGCACTTGCTGTTAAAACTTTGTATCCTTGTTTATTTAATGTTTTGTCTGTACTTCTAAGTTTCTCCTCCACTATAGCTAATGTATATGCAAAATTTTTATCTATAGAAAGTCCACTGTGGCAAGTATCAATAAATATTACCTTAGTACCTTTTATATCATCCAGTATTGTTTGTAATTCATATACTGTTATTATGTTATCTTTTGCCACTAAAGCAAACTTATCTTCATATACAGTACCATGTCCAGACCAAAACAAATAACTAATATCATTATCTTTTGCATCTTGAAAAGTGTTTTTTATTAAATTTAATGCTTCTGACTTAGTCTTATTTTTTGCAACTATATTTTTTGTAAATTTAGCACTTTGTTTGTGTTCTTTAAATAAATTAGACATATTGTCAGCATCATATGTGCAACCCATAAGGTTATTAGCACCTTGTAAAGTATATTCACTTTCTCCTATAGCTAAAAATCTATAGTTTTTTTCACTAGTGGTAGGTATAGTAGGTGTAGTAGGTGTGGGTAAATTACTATTTTCTAAGATATTAAAGTCTACCCATAAAACTTTACTAGTTCCACTAATATTATTGTAGATAAATTTAACTGTGCCATTTATAGGATAAAATACATTAAAAAATTTATGTTCACCATATTCTTTAGTGCGCACACTTTCAAATAATTTATCATTGCCTACTTGCAAATCCCAGTTATCTTCAAATCTCCAACTAGATTGAGAATATGTTATACCTGTTATTTGGCCATTTCCTTTAAATTCTATTACATGTTGTCCTTTTACTGCAGGAATCTCTAGCATTTTTCCATAAATTTTCTGGGTGCCTGATATACCTAAATTTCCACTTAAATTATCTAACTTTACACCTAAAGCATTTAATGCATTTATTAAATCATTATAATCTACACCTTGTATTTTATCTTTGATTTCTGATAATAATCTTTCCATATCTTTGGTAGAAAAATTTATATTGCCTATGTCAACTTTCACACCATTTTGTAAATAATCTTTAATAAGATTTGATAGTTCATCAAAGTTGACTACATAGGAAGGTAATCCCATATTATTGCCACCTCCTATACATAATCTATTATTTCTAATTTACCATGACTATCTTTAATTAATTGTATTGTTTTATTTGTATTATTAGGTACGTTGTTTTAATTCTATATACCTTACCTTCTGCATTTCTAATTAGTTCTTCTTGCCATTGCATATCTGTTCCATTTGCATATATAAATTTATATGCTTTATTATTGCTATCTCTAATTATTCTACACGGGTATTCAATTAACTCCCCAGTATATTTGGAATCTTCATTTATATTTATCTGATTTTTGAAATTTCTTTTTCTTAATTCTTGATCTAAAATGTAGACTACTGGTTCTCTAAAATTTTTATATCCCATATGTGCCATTTTAATCACCTACTATTGTTTTAATCTTCCACTTCCTATTCGGGTACATTGCTCATATACTTTTCTTTTATCTCTCATACCTTGTAATTGCAATGTATCCACATATGTGTCCGCATTTATTTCTGTATTTATTCCAACAATTAAATACCAGCCATTACCTCTTTCATTATTTACTAATTTAACTACTTGTCCTAAATCAATGTTAGGTATTCCAGCTACTGGTACTACATTTAAAGCAGTACTCTCTCTCCACATATCTAAAAATTTATGTCCTGCTACCTGTTGTTTTAATAATGAACTACTAGCTAATGGATTATCAATTATGTCTACCCATCTTTCGCCATTTAAATAACTAGTCATAGCTTTAGATTCAAAAATAGAATATTTATCATTACAACAAATTTTTAATATATTTCTCATTAAACTAGAATCTCTACTAGCAGTTTCACTAGATAAATTAGTATCAACAGATAAAACATAATCATGGTGATTAACATCATGATTTGATTCATTATAAGTAGGATATTGTTCTTCTAATACTATTGTACCGTTTTTGTTTGCCCTTATTCTAGCATACATAGTTTCTACCAAGTTACCAATTATATCATTATACATAGTACCTATTTCACATTCTAATTTAGGTACAGTATAATTAATTCCTCCGTTTCTATAAAAACTACATTTTGCATCGGATACAACAGTAGAAATTATATCTACTGCAGTTCTATTATAAAATTTTAATTCCTTATCACATAAATTTAGCATTCTATAATACATATCATGGCAAGTCATTTCTATTGTTTTATCAAGTGTATTATAATCATATTTTTAATTACACCTGTAAATTGAAGTATATCCTCTATATAAATTTTATCTGTGCAAAATTATCTATTATACCTTGTGTTCCTCCCGCAAAATAGCAGTGGGTAGATTCTCATATTGTGCTGTAATCGTAGCTTCAGCAGTAGGTGTAGTTAAAGTTCTATTTATTTTCACCGACACTAAGCAATGTTCTAATGTTATTTTATTAGCATCACCATCTTCAAAGGCTTGATATCCATTTTTTTTATAAAATTCTACTTTACATTTTGCCATTATCTTTCACCCATCCACTAGCTTCATGATTACATAAAAGCTCTAAATTTATATAATATATATCACCTTCGATAGGAGTATCTATCTCAAACTTATTTTGTAAATATCCTTTATATTGAATTCCAAATTCATCCACAAATATGAATTTACCTGAATAATTTTTTCTAAAGTTTAAAAACTTAGTTATATTACTTTGTGTCTCCTCATCATTTTCTCCTTTTATATTAAAAGCAACTGTAAATTCAATAATGCAATCACTTTTAATATTTTTTTCAAAGTATGTGTATCCTTGTACTGTTCTAATACCCTTACGAAAATAAGCAGGACGAGGTGGCTTATAATTAGTTATTATGCCACCTGTATTTTTTCCATCTTCATAAAGTAAATCTACTTTAAAATCTTTCATTCTATTTAAGTCCATACAAGCCACCTCCTAATCTCTTAATACATCATTCATAAATAATCCTGTCATAACATTTTTCATAGAACTTTCTGTCATTTGCTTAAATTCATTAGCTAACTTATTAGCCCCTTCTTTATTTGCATTTGGTATAGTTACATACATTTTTATATCCTGTGTAACGCCCATACTTTTACTCATGTTATTAAGTCCATGTGGAGATAAATAAGTACCACCATAAGCTCCACTAAGCGCCATATTATTTAATCCATTAAAATTTGGCTTTACATTTCCTAATCCTTTGATCTTATCAGCCATACCTTTAATTTTAGTATCTACAGCACTTTGTTGGTTATCTATACCCTGTATGAGACCTTCTCCAAGGGATTTACCATAATTGGAAAATACACGTGACGGGGAATTTATCCCTAAAAAGCTTTTGAATCCATCTGCTATTTTACTTGCTAAGTTTCCTATTACTGATCCTACATGTCCAAACATAGATTTTATACCATTTATAAGACCTTGAACTATATTTTTACCTATGTTGAAAAGTGCTCCTGCTAGATTACCTAATCCTTTGAATATATTAATCCAACCTTGTACAATTGCATGTAGTATATTTCCGACACCTCTAAATATTGCTATACATCCATTTATTATGTTCTGTACCATTCCACCTACCCATTGGAGTACTTTAATGAATCCTTGAAATGCATGAATAGCTCCTTGTATAATTGAATTTATAATTCTACCTATTCCTTTAAATATATTTCCTATGAACTTTCCAAACTGAGTTGCATATTTTTTTAAAGTATCCCAATGTTTAATTACTTCATATACTATAAGTCCTATTGCTGCAATAGCAACTAAAATTAGAAGCGTTTTTGAAGTTATTATAGTCTTTAATACTCCAAATATTCCTCCTGCTTTCTTTAATTTATTAAATATACCTATCACATTATTTATAGTACCTACTAATTTGCTAAGTACCGTAAATGTTTTAGCAACTCCAGCTATTGACACAATCATCACTGCAATAGCATTTTTTACAGGATTAGGTAATTTATTAAATGAATTCATTAATTCTACTGCTTTATTAGCTAACTTTGTAAATATTGGAATTAATTTATTATTCAAAATAGGCACTAACTGATTATTAAATATCGGTATTAACTGTTTTACTATAGATGCTTGTAATTGTGCAAAAGAATCTTGTACCTTTTTTATGGAAGCTTGTATGTCTTTTTCAATTTTTCCATAATTGACCTTTGCAATATTAGCAGGACCCTTTTTTGGGTTCTTACTCTTTGCTTCTTCAGCAAGAGTATTTTTCATACCAGTTTTTAGAAGATTTTGTGCTGCAGCACTGGGTTTCTCCATGGACTTTCCTATTTTACTTAAAGTTTCTGCTTCCTTGGTTAATGCTTCTTGTAACTTTTCAATTTTAGTTTTTTCTTCCTCAACTTTATGCACAAATATTTCTAAATCTTTTCCAGCTCCATTAAGTGCTGTTTTAAACCTACTAGTATCTAATGTTAAATGAGCAACTGCCTCTCCTACATTTACTGCCATCTTTTTCTCACCTCCCATCTTTGGAATAAAAAGCTTTCTAACTTCATTTAAATAATAATCCAAATTTTTTATGCCTTTAATTTCTTATCTTCCATATTCTTTATATTTATTATTTAGT